CTCACCGAGTGGGAAGCTGCCGAGGATGCTCGGATCGACCGTCACAACGACGCGATCACCCGCATGAAGGATCTGGCAGTCGAGCTGGGAGCCTTGGATGCCGAGCAGCTGCAGGCGCGCCTCAGCGAGCTCTCCGCGTTCCAGTTGGGCGAAGCGTGGGAGGAATTCGAGGCTGAGGCAGCTCGGACCAAAGAGGCTTCTCTGAATGCAGTGCAGGCCGCCCTGGTCGCCCGCCAGAAGTACGACGCCGAACAGGCCGAACTGGCCCGCCTGCGCCGGGAAGCAGAAGCGCGGGCCGAGCAGGACCGTATCCGCCTGGCACAGGAGGCCGCAGTCGAGGCGGAGCGTCAGCGTGTGGCCCAAGAGCAGCAGGCAGCGCGTGAAGCCGCAGCCCGCCGCGAGCAGGAACTGCTTGACCAGGCTGCCGCACAAGAGCGCGAAGCCGAGAACCAGCGCCTGCAACTCAAGCTGCAAGCCGAACAAGCCGACCGCGCCCGGATTCAGGCCGAGGCCGACCGCGTTGCGGCCGAGCAGCGAATGGAGCAGGAGCGCCAGGACGCCGCTCGACGGCAAGAGGAGGCAGCCGAGCAGGCGCGCCAGCAAGAACGTCGCCGCGCCGATGCAGCAGCAGCCGAAATCCTCCGGCAGCAAGAGGCCCGCGAGCGCGACAAGGCGCACCGGGCCAGCATCAACCGCGCCGCATTGGAGGCCTTCGTTGCCGGCGGCATGACCGAGGAATGTGCCAAGCAGGCAATCACCCTGATTGCCCAGCGCAAGATCCCCAACATCGCCATTTCCTACTGAGGCACAAACCATGAGCAGCACGATCATTGTGCCGGAGCAGCGCCGCCAGCTGGCCGCGCCCGCCCAGGCCGATAGCAGCATCCTGGCCGTTATCAGCCGGGCAGCCACCGACCCTACCTGCGACATCGACAAGCTTGAGCGCCTGATGGCAATGCACGAGCGCATGCAGGCCCGTGACGCCGAGGCTGAGTTCAACGCTGCCATGGCAGCCATGCAGAGCGACATCCCAAGCATCGCTGAGCGCGGCGCCATCGTCGTGAATGGCCAGAAGCGCAGCGACTACGCCACCTTCGAAGACATCAACGACGTCATCAAGCCGATCATGCAGGCCCACGGCTTCGCCATCACCTTCAAGGTCGAGAACGTGCCGGCCGGCCTAAGCGTGACCGGCATCCTGATGCACCGGGCCGGTCACCGCGAAAGCACGACCATGCTCCTGCCGCTCGACACCAGCGGAAGCAAGAACGCGGTCCAGGCGGTCGGCTCCTCCACCAGCTACGGCAAACGCTACGTCATGAGTGCCCTGCTCAACCTCACCACACGCGGCGAGGACGACGACGGCCATGCGGCCGTGCCAACGGCAAACGTCACCACCGTTCAGGCCGCTGGCATCAGCGCACTGCTCGACCGCTGCACGCAGAAGACCCGCGACTGGTTCATCGGCGAATACGGCTCGGCCGAGTGCGTGCCGAAGGGCCGCCACGACATCCTGGTCGCGCAACTGAACAAGGCCATCAAGGCCGCGGAGGCCGCAAATGCAGATAGTCAGTGACGTTGAGCAAGGCACTCAGGCCTGGCTCGACCTACGCCTGGGCATCATCACCTGCAGCGAGCTGGACTGCCTGCTGGTGAACGGCAAGGGCGAGGCCGGCTTCGGTACCGGCGCCTTCACCTATATGAACACACTCATCGGCGAACGCATCACCGGCGAAGCGGCCGATCCGTTCAGCGGCAATCGGCATACAGAGCGCGGCCATGAGCTGGAAGGCGTTGCCCGCAACCTCTACCGCGACAGCGAGGAGGTCGAAACGACCGAGGTTGGGATCATCCTCAACCACGGAATCGGCTACTCGCCGGACGCCCTGGTAGGCGACAAGGGCCTGACCGAGATCAAGACCAAGTTGCCGAAGCTGCAGGTGGACGTGATCCTGGGCGGCGAGATCCCGAAAGAGCACGTTGCCCAGTGCCAGGGCGGCCTGTGGGTATCGGAGCGCGAGTGGATCGACTTCATCTGCTACTGGCCGGGCATGCCTCTGTTCGTGAAGCGCGCCTACCGTGACGAGGCGATGATCCGCAAGCTGTCCGAGCGCGTGAAGACCTTCTACGAAATCCTCGACGAGCGCATGAATCGCGTGCTCGGAATCGCTGCATGAGGTGACCATGAACCAATCAATCGACCTGGAGGCCGCAAAAGCGGCCTTCTTCGCGTCTGGCGGCCAGCTGGTCGTGCTGGAGGGGTTTACCTACCGGCCGTTGCCTCCGCGCAAAGGCCCTGAAGCGCAGCCAGTGCCGGCCGCAAAGGTAGCTGCCAAGAAAGCCGCGCAATCGCCCCACAAGGAAAAAATGAAAGCCCGCGCCGACCAGGTCGCCGAAATGGCCAAGACCATGACGTGCCAGCAGGTCCATGAGTCCACTGGCATTTCCAAGCAGGCCCTATTCCGGGCCTCGCGGGAAGGCAACTTCGTGTTTCGTCGCGCCGAAAGGAAGAAGTCGGCCAACAGCAAGCGGGATGCCCAGCGCCAGATCCAGCGGAACCTGAAGAGGATAGAGGAGCTGAAGGTAGTTCAGAAAATATGCGCCCTGCGCGATACCGGCCTGCACCGCGCCCAGGTGGCCGAGCAGCTCGACCTGAATTACGGAACGCTGGTGAAAATCATCGAGCGCAACAGTATCGACTTCCCGCGGGTACGCATCAGGAAATGAGAAGGCTCAACAACCTGGTCCGCCAGCGCCGGCGGCAAGAACAGTTCCACCTGCCGCCCAGCGGCCTCACGGAGCACAGACATGCAGAAAGCACCCTCTGGAGTAATCACCCTGCCGGCCTGGATGAATCGTCCGGTCAAGAAGCTGTACAACACCCGCAGCGGCGGCCAGTACCGGCCTGATGATGTGGCACTGGCCTTTGCGCTGAGCCTGCGCATGCACGACAGCGCCGACCACCTGCGCAGGCTGGCCCGGCGCCTGGTGGACAAGGTCTGCCTGGAGCACCAGCCGAACATGAAGCGCCTGGCCCGCGAGCCGGACGATGCTGAGGTGTTCGCTGCCGCGCTCAATATCATCAACCGGGTGTGCGATCTGCTCGACATCGGGCCGGGCGCCACCTTCGTGCGCAATGGAGGCGATGATGGCTCTGACGCAGCAGCAGCGTGACGAGAAGCGCAGGGCAAAAGATGCCCGCGCCAAGGTTGAAGATCTGCGGATGAAGGCCGGCCAAGGCACCCGCCAGGCCCTGGCCGAGATCATGCAGTGGGCCGAAGTCGAGGAAAACGGCGAGGCCATGACCCTGCTGATCCACCGCATCCATGAATTAGGGCCTGAAGCGGCCCGCCACTTCCTCAGCGCGCCGCGCCACGAAATCGTTGTGTCTGATTTTGTGGCGCGACGGCTCGACCAGTTCCGCATCGGCCGCGAGCTGCGCGCGCCGGATTTGATGCTGGGCGATGACCCCGACGATACCGGTGTCTACTTGCCGGAGATGGCCCTGATCAGCCCTGGTACTTCCGATCAAACCAATCGGTAGCGTACAAAAGCGCTCTCATCTCTGCATCTTCCCTGCTTTCGAATGGCCCGTTGATCGTCCCGAGTATCTCGTCATCCGAGTTCACATTTGCTACGACTTCAACTGCTTCCGGCGTCCAGTGCTGGTCAATGTCGCCCACTATGCGAGCCTCAACCTCAACGCCCTTACCGCGCCCTATCTCGATAACCATTCTGGTAGGCCACGGCTTGTCTTTCACCAAAGTCATTATCACTCCTTGACCCGGCCCCATGCCGGTCACCCGTAATACCCCATCCCAAACCAAATTGCCACCATGCCGCATCCGGCCACGGAGGGCGGCGCATGCATGGAGAAAGCCATGACCCAGTTCTACCTGCAGGACAGTAGAAGCCATGTCGGTGACGGCATGATGTTCTGGGCTAAGGAAGGCCGCGGCTACGTGACCAACCTAGACCAGGCTGAGCTGTTCACCTTTGATGAGGCATGCCGCCACCGTGACACTGATCTCCCCTGGCCAAAGGAGTACATCGACGCTAGGGCGCACTACGGCGTCGACTGCCAGCTGATGGAGGAGGACAGGCGCATAGCGGGGCTACAGCCCGGCGCCCGCGTCTACGTGCACGTGCCAGGCGACTGGAACGGGAACGATGTCTACTGGGTCAGTGAGCAACGCGGCAGGTTGACCGAGAACCTGCAACAGGCCATCAGCATGGATCTGGAAAACGCCCAGTTCACATATGCCAACCACGCCGGCCAGGGTACGCGAGTATTCTGGCCGGCGGCCTACATCGAGAAGATCCGCCGGCGCTTAGTACATCGCCAGAAAGTCGATCATAAGCTGGCCCTGCGT